GGCGAAGTGTGGTGGTTTTACCCTTCAGCGTCATCAGACGAGGTTGATCGGTACGTCATTTGGAATTACCGCGAAAATCATTGGTCAATTGGCGCATTAACGCGCACATGCTGGACGGACGCAGGTGTTTTCCAATACCCATTGGCGGTTGGCACGGATGGCTATCTTTACGAACATGAATCAGGATGGACAGATAACGGATCACCGTTAACGTCCACGCGTTACGCGGAATCAGGCCCGGTTGAACTGTCAACGGGTGATCGCTTTATGGCAGTGCGGCAAATATTGCCGGATGAAAAGTCACAAGGTCAAGTGAAGTTGACGTTTTACACAAAACCAACGCCAGAATCATCAAGCACAACTTATGGCCCATACACCATGCAACCGTACACGAATGCACGGTTCACGGGACGCCAAGTAGCAATGCGCGTGGTTGGTAATGCTGATGCTGATTGGCGTGTTGGCACGATCCGTTTGGACGCTGTACCAGGCAGCGGGCGATGAAGTTACCTGCACCGCTTCCGCAATATTCGTCAACGCTTGAGCGTGAACGCAACCGTGCTTTGGAAAGTGCTGATGCGTTGAACTTAAAGAAGTTGCAGGACGTTGAGTTTGTGGAGGGTATGCGGTTGATCCTTCGCTCGCCAAACGGAACGCGGTATAGCATCACGGTTGATAATTCTGGCGTCATCAGTGCAACGTCGATTTAGAGGCAGACATGGCAACGAAACAAGACATTCAGGCTTTGTACCAGCAAGCACTCAACAGAACGCCGCGTGACGATGAGGTTAATTGGTGGCTTATGTCCGCCAACAACGAAAAGTGGACGCCAGCACAGTTGCGTAGTGCGTTTTTGCGTGACGCGATACCTGAGCTTTACACGTCAGTCTTGGGACGCGCACCGCAACCCAATGAAACCGCATACTGGGATTGGGCGCAAAACGAGTTAGCAAGTCCAGAAAAACTGCGCACCGAGTTTTTACGTTCAGCGCAATCAGAGATTGACATTAACGCAGCGCGTCAAGCGGGCGCTAAACGCACAACGCAAGGCATTACCCAGACAGGTTTGGCGGAAAGGACGTATACGCCATATGCTGGTGATTACACGCGTTACGGTTTCGGGCCTGAAGGTTTACTGTTCACCAACACGGGCAAAGTAACGCCCTACACATTGCCATCCGGTGAGAAGTGGAGAACGTCAGCGGCGGAGCAGCAACCATCAGGTCAAAGTGATCAAGCCGCCGCGCAAGCCGCAAAAGATGCAGCAGCAGCAGCGCAAGCCGCGCAAAACGTTCAGCAGTCAGTTAATCAGGGTGCAATAAACCAACAATTGCAAACTACTGGCGGAACAAGCACATCAACACCTGCTGGCGGCAACACGGGTTTGCTCGAAATGGGCAAGGATAATTTCATTGATGATCGCTCCACTTTACTGCCTGGTGGATCAGTAACGGACAGCCTTTTGAATGTTCCGACGCAACCCGTTATTCAGCAACCTGTTATTCAGCAACCCGTTGTCAATCCTTACGATCAACAAGTGACAGCCTGGTACCAAGGTTTGCTTGGACGTGCACCAACGCAAGCCGATCTGAGTTACTGGGGCGGTGAACTCGCCAAAGGCGTTGATGCTGGCGCGATTCAGGAATCTATTGGCACATCACCCGAAGCGTTGCTAAACCGCACTTATCGCACGTCACTTGGAAGGATGCCAACGCAAGCCGATTACGGTTATTGGCTTGGCGAGTATAACAAAGGCGTCCCGCTGTCAGATATTCGCCAATCAATTAGCGCATCACCCGAAGCGCAGCTATTTTCAAGCTACAACCAGGCCGCGCAGAATATGACTTTGCAGCCATATAACTACTATCTTGGGCAACTTGGTAGTGGAACGCCGCTGCAAGGTCTTTTATCCAGTTTCACGCCACAAGCCGCAAACAATGGATTGCTTTCCCTTCAATGACAAAGTTTGACCTTCAGCACTGGGAGCGATGCAAGCCTTACCTTGAGGCGGCATTGCTTCACGCTGGACAAACGCATACCATTGAAGATATTGCAAAGGCCGTGACAAACAAGCAAATGCAATTTTGGCCCGGTTCGCAATCCGCTGTTATCACTGAGGTTCAAGTCTACCCGCAAAGCAAGGCATGTCACTACTTCCTTGCTGGCGGAAACATCGAAGAACTCGCCGCAATGCGTCCCGTTATCGAGAAGTGGGCGCTATCCATAGGATGTAATCGCGTCACGCTAGCGGGTCGGCGCGGATGGATCAAATCGTTTCTGGCGGACGAAGGTTATCAAGAAAAGTGGACTGTCATGTCCAAGGAGTTATCACCATGAGTAAAGGCGGCGGTGCAAGCGGGACTACTACCACAAGGATCGAACCAGATCCAGAGTACAAGCAAGCAGCACTACAAAACTATGCGTTTGCGCAACAAGTAGCGCAGCAACCTTATCAAGCCTATGGCGGGCCAAGGATTGCGGGATTCACGCAACCGCAACAAGAAGCAATGGCCGCCATCAGAGAATCGCCATTAAGCCTTGGCGAATCCATGGCTAATTTTTACAATCCTTATAACCAGCAGGTTATCCAAAACACGCTTGGCAACATTGAAACGCAACGACTGATGCAACAGCAACAGTCACGCGCTGCCGCGGCAAAAGCTGGCGCGTATGGCGGAACTCGCCAAGCAGTACAGGAAGCACTGCAACAGCAAGCCGCACTGCAAACAGGCGCGCAGGCCGCGGCACAACTTGCGCAGCAAGGGTTTGGGCAGGCCGCCGCGCTCGGTGCGCAGGATATTGGTTTACGCCAACAAGCCGCGGCAGGATTACAAGGTATTGGTGCGCAGCAACAGGCCATGAACCAAGCCAATTTGGATTTGGCGTATCAAGACTTTTTACGCCAACAGAATTACCCGTTGCAGCAGTTGCAGATCCTTCAACAAGGTCTTGGTCAAACCAACCTTGGTACACAACAAACGTCGCCGTACTTTCAAAACACGGGCGCGTCAGTGCTTGGCGGTGCGCTTGCTGGCTCGCAACTTGGCCCATTACTTGGGTTTACAGGGCCATACGGCGCTATTGCCGGTGGCTTGCTTGGATTGTTGAGGTAAATCATGGCAACAAGTTTTAACCTAGCAAACCTTGGCGGATTACTGTTTGGCGGAGGAACCGAAGAGGATCCTTTATCAAAGCTACTTAAAGCGCAAGCACCAGGACTTGAAGCGCAGGCCGGAAGAAATGCTGCGCTGCAAGCCGCCGCCGCCCTATTGCAAGCTGGCGGCCCTTCAAGAACGCCAACAAGCCTTGGGCAATCGCTAGGCGCAGCCTTGCAAGCGGGGCAAGCTGGCTATCAAGGCGCGCAGCAGCAAGGCTTGCAACGGATGATGTTGAATATGCAACTTCAACAAATGCAACAGCAACAGCAACGCGAGCAAGCATTACGCCAGGCATTAACCGCGCAACCTAGTGCAGCGCAACAATTTCAAGCGGGACAGGCGGCCATGGCCGCTGAAGGTGCGGGCCCAACAGTTGCCGCAGCGCAGGCACAAAAACAGCTAACTGAAGCGTCCAGGCCATTTGCAAGTCTTTCGCCAGAACAACGATTAATTGCTTCACAAATGCCGTACGCTGAAGCGGTTAAATACATTGGTGAGAACGTCAAGCCAGAAGAGTACGGCACAGGAACTAACACGGGCATGATTGGCGGTAGACCTGTTAGCTATGTAGTTGGCAAACGTGGCGGGATCAAAGTGCTTGATGTTTCACCGCAGCCTAATGAAGAAAAGATTGATACTGGAAACCAGATACTAATCGTTGATAAGTACACAGGAAAAACCGTTGGAACTTATGGCAAACAAATGACGCCAGGTGAGGCGGCAACTAATTTGCGGGCATTAAGTACACAAGATTTGAACGAACGTCAATTTGCGTATCTACAACAATCAACTAACAGACGATTGGCTATGGAGGCGCAAGGTCTTGGACTTCGTGAGCAAGAACTTCAACAAGGCCAGCAACGATTGGCTCAAGGTGACCGCGAGCTTGTTACGGATGCTTCTGGAAATATGTTCTTTGTTTCTAAGACAGGGGCGCCATCAACGGTTGTCTCTGGACCTTCTGGAGAGGCGCTGAAAGGTAAAGGCCAGGCTATTCCTACTGCGGTAACGGAAGAGTTTGTTAAGAATCAGGCCAATCTAAATTCTATTCAAGACGCATATAAACTTGTTGAAGCAAACCCTGATGCTGTTGGTCCGCTTACCGGAAGAACGCCAGCCGGTATAAGAGATCCGTTTGCGCCTGAAAAGAACATTCAAACAAGAGCCGCAGTTGCGCGTATTGGAAGTATGTTGATTAAAGATATTTCGGGCGCAACCGTTCCTGTTGCTGAAGTTCCGCGTCTTGCGCCATTTATTCCGCTTCCAACCGATGATGAAAAAGCAATCAAAGTGAAACTTAATGAGTTGGAAAAAGAGATTAGAAATATTGAGGAAGAGCGCAGAAAGCAATACACAGCGCAAGGTATGAATTACCCGTCACTATCTGGTCGAGTAGCCATACCAGGCGCACCAAATATTATGAATCAATACGGTCTTACGCCAAGGAAATAAGCCATGACAAACCTTGAACGCGTTTCCGCCAACATGCGCAAGATGTTTGAGCAAGGCGCTCCACAGACAGATATGGAGGCTTACTTGCGCTTAGAGGGTTACACGCCATCACGCTATCTTGGCGCAATGGCGAGGCAACGTCGCGGCGTTGGTGAGGTGGAAGCAGGAGCATTCCGCACATTCATGCAAGGTTTAACGTTTGGATTTTCTGACGAAATTGAAGCGGCAGTCAAAGCAGCGTTTACCAAAGGATCGTACCAAGACAACGTTGAAGCGGTACGAGAAGGTATTAAACAGTATCAAAAACAAAACCCTATGGCGGCAGCAAGTAGCGAGCTTGCGGGCGCTTTATTACCGGCAGCTGTTACGATGGGCGCAGCAGTGCCAGCAGTTGCCGCGCGCGCACCCCAGGTCGCAGGTGCCGTGACTCGAGGCGCACAGGCTTTGACGAGCGCATTGCCTTCAGCGCTGCAAGGAATAAGCATTGGAGCGCAAGTTGGCAGAGGCGCGGTCCTTGGTTCGGCAGGCGGCGCACTGGGCGGCGCAGGGCAGGCCGAAGGTGGCGCTACTAGTACGTTACAGGGCGCAGCACTTGGTGCCGGTCTTGGCGCTGGTGTTGGTGCCGCCATACCACCGGCTATGGGGCTTGCTTCTTACGGCGCAGGTAAAGCGCGTGACGTATTGGGAAGAAGCGGTACCGCAGCGCAACAAAAAGCTGCGCAGCTAATTATTCAAGGCATGGAACGTGATCAGTTAACGCCAGCAGAGTTACAGCGCCGACTGATGCAGGCCACGCCAGGCAAGCAGACAACACTTGCTGATATTGGCGGCGAATCACTACTATCGCGTGCCGCTGGAGCTGTCAATACCCCTGGTGCCGCCAAAGGTCCGAGAGGAGAATTTCTCCAAGAGCGTGTCCGCACTCAGTCAGATCGTGTTATTGCTGATTTGGCGGCTGCCGCGCAAGAACGTTTGCAGAACACAAACATGCTATTGCGTGATTTAACGGAGCAGCAAAAAAGCAAAGCAGCGCCACTTTATGCGGCAGCGTATGACACGCCTGTTGGTGTATTGAATGACAAAGAATTGTTGGCTTATTTAGACCGTCCAGCATTCAAAAAAGCCTACGCTCGAGCAGTCAGTATGGCCGCCAATGAAGGTGAATCATTGCCGCAGATTTATCGTTTCAAAACTGACGGCAATGGCAGACCTATTTATGACGAGGATGGATTACCCGTTTATGGCGATCTAGAGGATCTACCTAATGTCAAGATACTCGATTGGGTTAAACGTGGTCTTGAT